CTCAATCGACACCAAACTTGGCGAACATTCCGGGAGCAAGTACTATGATCAGGACATGGGGTATCAGGATTATTCGGTGGTCATCAACGCCGGTGGTGTCCATCAGTCGTGGACGATAGACTGGCTCCAGCCTATGCAGGCGTCGCTGTTTATGGGTGCAGCATTCAGACAGTTTTGGGATGAAGCCCGGGAAGGTGACGTGGATGTTGGCACGAGTGCCATCGCCGGAGTGTTTGCGGCAACGTCTCCCATGTTTGACGCATCGTTTATGTCCGGGGCGAAGGATATGATGGAAACGCTGATGATGCGGGCATCAAAGGAAACCGAAGAAGGGGAGTCCAATCTCCCGGCGGCAATCGTTCAGATGCTCGCCGGAGACATCCCCAAGAACTATCTGTCCTCCGTTGTGCCACAGGCTGTATCACAGGTAGCCAACCTCACGGACAATGTCCAGCGGGATACCAGGTCAACATTAAAGGATCCGATCCTTGCGAGCTGGGATAGCGCGGCGAAGCAAATCGTCAACCGCATCCCGGTGCTCCGAAAGTATTACCTGAATCCTAAACTGGATAGATGGGGAGATGATAAAACCACAGGCGGGAACATTGCCACGAGGATGTTCAACACGTTGATGAATCCATCGACCGTAAAGGAGATTACCGAAAACAAGTATGACCGTGCGCTGATCGGCATAAGGAATTCGCTGGAGAAAGGCTCATGGCTGTACAAGAACTTCTTCTATAATTTCACCGGCAACCCGGATTATGAACTTGCCAACGGCAAGCGGATGACATATGACCAGTTGTATGATTACGGCAAGGCGAGCAGAAAAGAGCAGACCCTGGGCGTGCATCACATGGTCGATGCTCCGTCATACAATGAGATGCCGAATGAAATGAAAGCGGACGAAGTGAACGCCATTTTCGACATTGGCAAGATGGCCGGAGATTATTCCTTCGGCGTCAATTATGCCATTAAGAAAATGAAGGGGTCCACAGACAGCGTCGATACTCGTGACGCAAAGATCTACGACCAGTACAAGGAAGCCGCGAAAGGATCCGTAGACAAGAATAAGTTTTGGCAATGGAGAATGGACAAGGAACGTGCCATGGCGCGAGCGCACAATGACACCGAAGACGGTTATCGTATAAAGGGTCTGTATGCAATCGCGACCGGGGACGATGCCCTTGTTGAGGCGGTCCACCTGAAGGGTCAGAAGGAACCCGAACTTCGGAAGTATTGGAATGCTGTTAAAAAGGATGCGAAAAAATCCGGTCAGCGTCCAAGGATACTTGCCTACAATGAACTAACCGATGCCTGTTGCAGAATCATGTCTAACGTAAAGAAGGCCGGACTTGATGACGCAAACCTTGGCACCAAATCCGTTGCTGCCGGAAAGGTCGCAAAGGACGGCAAGCAGATCTCCGAAAGAGTTTATCGTGCATACGGACACTTTTGGAATTCCGCACAGGCCGGCGGTGGTCTTCAGCTTAAGTACAACGACAAGAATGACAAGTACAGCGTGAAGAATATCGACAAGTACGAACGCGAACTTGACAAACGGCTGGAGAAAAAACCTGATGGAGTGTCCGGCAAGGACGTTGTAATGGACTTCATTGAAAACGACCTTAAGGTAACGAACAAGGACGAGGCCGCCTGTCTGTATCAGATCCTTTATATTAAGGGATACGGAAACCAGGCGAACAAAGCCCATTGGAAGAATCCATATAAGGAAGTGATCGATGATCATCTCAAATGGGGAAAGAACCAGGACGAAGTCTACAGCGGAAGCAGGAAAGGTGGCTGGGGCCACCGCAGACGCGGAGGCTGGGGACATGGTGGCTGGGGCCACGGCGGTGGCGGCTCCGGCGGAAGTGCCTCCGGTGTAGGCGCGATGCTCCCGGATGCTCCCAAGGCGGTCAAGGCGACCAAGAACTTTGGCGAACTTCCAAAGGCAAACTTCTCGCAAGCAAAAGCAAGCAAGGCAAAGGTGACTGACACCTACGCAAAAGCGTCAGACTACACCAAGCCTTCCACGGTAAACGATGCCTACCGAAAGAGGGCGAGGAAACTTAGTGCTTCTATGCGAAAAAAGTTGTCATAGACCACTACATATGGTATAATATATGTGCCGAACTTCTCATGTGCTTATCACATAGCACCACCCAAAAGATGCTCCCGACTTGGGGGCATCTTTTTTTATTTCCGTGAAAATACCTCTTGCCACTTATATAAGGGAGTGGTATAATATACACATGAATAAGACACACGAAAACAAAAGACTATGGACTGGCTGGATGGACATTGATGTCATGGCCAAGGTGGCCGAGATGGCCAAGGAAAAGAAAATCCCTACCAACCATATGGTAGAGATCATCCTCCGCAAAGCGGTGGGGGATAGGAAATAAGAAGAAGAGAGTGGTGTGTTTTACAGCGAACTATTCCGATAATCATAACTTCAAGGATAGTCAGATAATGTAAAATACACCACCTAAAAGAAGGGAGGTGTTTTTTTAATGCGAGTCGATGTATTCCCGCAGATTGCTGTCGTACAGGCAGAAAGCGCAGAGAAGTTTGAGGCTGAATTCAACGCAAAGACAAGGGAACTGGCAGACCGAATCACGGACACCAAGGTGGAAATCACCGGCACGGTGTTAACCGGAATCATTTCCTACAAGGAGAAGGTTGAGGTGATGGACTGCGTCGCAGATGAATTCCACGCCGAAGGAGTCCGCTATCTCTGCAAGCATTGTCCACATCTTGAAGACCCGGAGGACGGTCGAGTGAAATGGTGTTCCTGTAAGTACGCAGACCTGAGCATGACCCACAAAGACCACGAGGCGTGTGAGGTGTTCTACAAGCAACTCAAAGCCGGGAAGATCAAGCCGAAAGGAGGACAGGCATGAAGGTACTGGAAACGATCGCAGGGTGCGCGCTGTTGAGTGCGTTCGTGCTGGGCATGGAACTTGCCGCCTTGGTGGAGATTGGAGGATGGCCATGGTAGATAAGTACGAAACCGTGAGGAAGAAGTGCAAGGATGATTCACAGGACTTGATGATTCTGGAATGGATGATCGAGCACGGGACGATCACACAGAGAGAGGCCGCGGACGAGTTTAACTGTTACAGACTCTCGGCAAGAATCTATGACCTCCGTGACCGTGGTGCTGAAATCGAAACGGAGATGATTCCAACCAAGACCAAGGCAGGGCATTCCTCATATGCAAGATATCGCTTGATTTAGCAATACAGCCTCATCCCCCTGTAGTGGGGCAGACCTCCTTTTTCTACAGTAGTTGAACAGTTGATTAACCCTCATATACATCTTGTGCGCATGTACATCTGCCCCACTGTAGAGGGATGAGGTACGGAGGAATTATGGATTACGAAGAACTTGAGATCGTGTTCGTCAGCGAAGGAGCGCGGTACGAGGAGATAGATCTGGAGGACAAAGATGAAGAATAAGGAATTGGTGTTAGGCATGATTCAATCCATCCGGGACGCAAATTATTTGTCACTCGATAGTAACATGGAAGACATTGACCCGGTGGCACAGGGATGGATTAGATGCCACGAGGCAACGATGGAGGCAATGCTTCTCAATCTTAAGAACTACATCTCAACGAAAGAGGAGGAATGGTAATGGCAAAGACGAACATTAAGAAGAACGCAAAGGGCTACGGATACACCTATACCGACCTCGCGCAGATTCACAACGAGTTGGAAGCACAGGGCATCACCTACTACCAGTACATCGAGAACATTGACGGCGTGGACTACATCATGACCGTCATCAACAAGAATGGTTTAGATCAGTCACCGAGGAGAGGGTGCAGAATCGTGGAGGCGAAACTGTCCGGGAAGGATAACCCGGTTCAGGCCTACGGAGCATCGCTAACATACAGCAGAAGATACTCCCTCCTCTTGGCACTTGGTTGGGCGACCACGGATGACGATGCAGCCTGTCTGACGGTGGAGCACGGCTCGCGCTCAACACCAGTAAAATCAAAGGGAGCATCATCGGGAGCATCGAGGGAAGAGATGCTGGCAGAGATCAGAGCACTCGCCGAGCAGAAGGGAATCTCCGAGGAAGCACTCTGCAAGACGGCGAGAGTCGATAGCCTCGACGACCTTGAAGAACAGAGGATGGAGTACTGCATCCTGTACTTGGAAGAACAGTAGGAGGGCGCAATGGACAATCAGATTTTCAAGAAAGAATATGGTCTTCTGTTCATCGAATTGCGTGACCTTGAGATTCAGAAAAAGGAGATCGCAGAGAGAGAAAAAGAAGCAAGGGAGGCCTTGAGACAGGCCATGGAGAAGTACGGCATCAAGAAAGTCGAGACCCCGACCGTAGACGTGACTTGGGTCCCCCCGGTAGAGGCAAAGCCGAAACTGGACGAGAAGGCATGGAGGGCTGCGGACCCCGATGGATATAACGAGGTGTTCGATGCCTACAACAAGTTGTCCGGCGGGCGGAGAAGTTCTGTGAGGATAACCCCGAAATGATTCATGATCAGGACAGGAGCGGATACTTCGGGGCGAGCGATACACACCACGTCATGGCAGAAAACAGAAACACGCAAACATGGACGAACTGGTGGTATGAAAAACTCGGAGCGAAAAGTACATTCGCTGGCAACAAATATACCCGTGCCGGTAATCGGTACGAACACCCGATCCTTGAGGCTATCGATGACGGCATCACCATGGACGGTCAGTTGATCATCGAAGACCTCAAGGTCAGGGTTAACTATGACGGATGGAAGGACGGCGTGATCTACGAGATCAAGACGTATGACCCGAAGCATGACTTCAAGATCACGGACAAATATTGGATGCAAGTGCAAGTCGAGATGTTCGTTTACAAGGAACTCGCTGAATCATGGTTCCTGCCACCGTTCAAGAAGTTATACATCTGTTCATACCCATTGACCGAGGCTGACCGTGAGGCGGCGGAGCCAAAGGTAGACCCTGGGAAGATTGACTATCAAGAGATTGGGTATGACGAGAAGTTTATATCAAAGTACAAGCGGCGCGTTAAGCGTCTCGCAAGGAAACTGAGGAAGGCTCTAAATGAAGCGTATATCGACGAAAAGAGCGAAGGCGACACAGATATCGACGAAAGTCAAAACGGCTGTCTATGACAGAGATAACGGCCTCTGCGTGGTATGTGGCAGACCGGGCTACCCCAACGCGCACTACATACCACGTTCAGCCGGTGGCCTTGGCATAGAGGAGAACATCGTCACGCTCTGCATGGAGTGCCACGACAAGTTTGACTTCGGAGATGGGGAGACCATGGCGGAGATAGGCGACGTCATTAGGGCGCACTTGATGGAGTGCTACCCGGAATGGGACGAGGGCAAACTGGTATACAGAAAGTACGGTGCATTATGAAACTGACGACAAACAACCTTATGATCGAGCCAGCTCTTTCCGGCGGGGCAATCGTCAGATTTGAGACCATGGATCTGAAATACCAGCGGGATCTGATGCACAAGTATGACGGCAAACAGATCACCGTGGAGATCAAGACCAAGAGAGCCGGAAGGAGCCTTGACGCGAACGCCTATTGCTGGGTGCTGTGCGACAAGATTGCAGCCACCAAAGGACTTCTGCTGAAGAAGGCTGACGTGTATAAACAGGCTATCCGGGATTACGGCGCGACGCTCGTTATGCCGGTGAAAACTGACATGGTCAAGGACATTATCAAATGGCATGAGAACGGCGGTCTTGGAAACTCCTGTGACGTTATAGGACCATCCAAGCATGAAGGGTACACGAACATCAGATTCTACTACGGGTCCTCCGGGTATGACACCAAGCAGATGTCCGTGTTGCTGGACGGGATCATCGCGGACGCACAGGACCTGGGCATACAGACGGAGACCCCTGATCAGATCGCGAAGATGAAAGCGGAGTGGGGGCAGTGATGGCAGGATTTATCAAGATACACAGGAAGATGCTCAAGTGGGGATGGTACTCGGATCCAAACACATTCCGGGTATTTATGCACCTTTTACTGACGGCATCTTACGAAGAAAACGAGTTTAGAGGTCACAAGATTTTGCCCGGTCAGGCTATATTCGGACGGAAGAAAATGGCCAAAGAATTAGGCATAAGTGAGCGTCAAGTGCGCGTCGCATTGGAGCACCTCAAAATGACCAACGAGGTGACCATCGAAACGACCAACAAATTTTCCATCGCAACCATTGAAAATTGGGGGAAATATCAACTTGATGATTTCACAAGTGACCAGCAAAATGACCAACAACATGTCCAACAAGTGTCCAACAAGTGTCCAACAAGTGACCACACTCAAGAAGGTAAAGAAAGTAAGAAGGTAAGAATATATAGAGATATATATAAAGGACCCACCGTGGACGATGTCAGGGAATACTGCTTTGAAAAAGGGTACACCCACGTTGACCCGGAGACCTTCGTCAACTTCTACGAGAGCAAGAACTGGATGGTCGGAAAGAACAAAATGAAAAACTGGAAGAGCGCAGTCGCCGGGTGGGAGTCAAGGAACAGGAAGAAAGCCCCGGCGAGAGAAGGGAGGTTAGACTGGATCGATGCTTTATGATCAATTCAAAGTTTTGGTCAAGGGAATGAAATCCATATGGACACAGGGGACGTTTCTCCCGGACAGGAACGCCGTGGCGATATGGTACGAGCTGCTCAAGGACATCCCTTACGAACATGCCAGCGTGGCGGTGCAGAGATACGCAAGCACAAACACATGGCCGCCGACACCGGCAGACATCCGCAAACAGGTCGTGGACATACAGGATGACAGCACAGACTGGGGAGCAGCGTGGCAGACAGTCATCAGGGCAATCGGAAGATACGGGATGTACGGCGAGTCGGAAGCCATCGCCAGCATGGACGACATGACCAGGAAGACGATACGGAGACTCGGCTGGAAGATGATCTGCGAGTCAGAACAGAAGGAGTTGACCGCAATCAGAGCGAACTTCCGCATGATCTACGAACAGATGCAAAGAAACGAGCGGGAACAGGCACAGTTGCCCGACACGCTCAAGCAGAAGATAGAGCAGATAGCAAATGAGCAGATGAGGATTGGACATGAAGAACCCATGTCATAACTGTGAGGAAAGAGAACTTGGCTGTCATGGCCGGTGCGAGAGATACATCGAGTGGGCAAATGAGCGCCGGGTTCTCCGAGAAAAAGCAACAGCGGAGCGGATACTGAATCTGCACTTGGATGAAGAGCCGTTCCGGGCGATCAAGAGAAGCAAGTATGTGAACAACAGGAGGAAAAAATGAGCGAATTAAGGAAAGCCGTTGAGAAGCTGACGAGCGGAGAGGTGGCAAAGGCGGATGCCCCGAAGGAATTCCGCTCGGACATGGAAGCCATGGCGTATGTTGACAGATGCTACAAGGACATGGCGATTGCTGCCGAAGGATTGGCGGATGCAATGAGTGACCTCAAGGAAGGTGTCATGGACGAACAGGACTGGAGCGAACTCAGGGAATCGTGCTACATGGCAGAGGACGATGTTACACAAATCGCCGTGGAAGCGATCAGACTTGCGTCCATGCTTCGGAAGATGCGCAGAGACAACACCCTGCGCCGGGCGGAGGAGGCGGTCGAGTTTGAATTCAAGTGCCCTTCGTTTCTGATGGACGTGGAGGAAGCGCATCTGCCGAACGCATTCAAGGACGAGATCGCCAAGGAGATCAAGATCAGAATCAGAGAGGAGGACGAAGATGCTGAATAGATGGGAAGGAATCGGAAACCTCGGGAAAGACCCGGAAGTCAGATACACGACCGGGCAGAACCAAACCGCGATGTGCAGATTCACCGTGGCGGTGAACCACGGATACGGCGAGCGGAAGAAGACCGTGTGGATGAATGTGGTGGCATTCGGGAAACTGGCAGAGAACTGCGGAAAGTTTCTCGCCAAGGGAAAGAAGGTCTACGTCTCCGGGGAGATTGACATCAGAGAGTATCAGAAACAGGACGGAACCAAAGGATACATCACCGAGGTCACAGCAAGGGACGTTGAATTCCTGTCGAGTCAGGAGCAGCAGAACTTTGGGCAGCAGAACCAGCCCCAGCAGAATTTCTCACAGTCTGCACAGCCTCAGTGGAGCAACCCCGAATGGAGACAGGTCAGACCGCCGGAGGATATGCCGAGAGGCTACACCGAGATGGCACGACAGGAAGAGATACCGTTTTAGGAAGACCTATGCAGCTTGCCTGAAGAAAGGTGATAACGCCGACGAGGCGAAGTCATAAATAGTATTAGTCAGGAGCCTCGCAGAAGAGATTATACGAAAGGAAAACCCGAAAAAGACTGTGAGGTTCCTGCCCCCGGCGGGGGAAAGGAGGAGGCCATGATTTACTGCGAAGCAGAGACGTGTACGAATAACATCAACGGCAAATGCGGGCTGGACACCGTACACATTGGAACCGCTTGGGATGACGTGGCGGTGTGTGACGAGTACGAAGATTACAGGGAGGCAGAAGAATGAGCGACCTTATCAGCAGAGAAGATGTGATTCGTGAATTGAAGGATTGTCCGCATTGTTACAACAACTGGATTGAAATCAAGTCAATAATCGAATACATACCATCAGCAGAGCCGAAAAGAGAGGAGTGTGAGGAACGTGAACAAGGACTATGCCCATTCTATGCAGGGTGACCTTATCAGCAGACAGGATGCTACAACAATGCCAGTAATGCCAAAGGAACACAGAACATATCAAACGTTTAATCTTGATGACGCTTATGAACAAGGGTGGCTTGATTTGCAGAGGTGCATTGATGAACTCCCATCCGCAGAGCCACCATACCAGTACAGCGAAGCCTATGTGACACAACTCCGTGGAGAGCGAGACATTCTGCAAGATATGGTTGATAACATGGCGAAGCCGAAGACAGGACGGTGGGCAAGGAAAACAAAAGAAATCAATGATTGCGATGGTCACCGTGCATATTACTGGTATGAGTGCGACAACTGCGGAGCAAGACCACCAAAAGACCAATGGGGGCATGAGTGGCATAGTGATTTCTGCCCCAAATGTGGAGCGAAGATGGAGGTAGAAGAATGATTAACTTGATCAGAAAACAGGATGCGTTGATGGAAGCAAGACCAGAGTACTTAAATCCGCAACAACAGAAACTTGCGTCATACAATCAAGGATGGAATGATGCGGTTGATGAATACTATGACGGAATCAAAGCACTCCCAGACGCAGAGCCGAAGACGGTAGGCAACACGAATGCAGACGAGATATACAATTATCTTAAAGAGCGGATTGGCGGTATCGTTGATGACATGGAGGAATTTGATAATTGGTTTGAGCGGATGGTTTGGCACGTTAAGGAATGTGACAGATTAACCGCAGAGCCGAAGACAGACGATGAAAACGAATTGAAATTCTACTTAGAATCAGCCGATGCCAAAGGCGATTTAATTAGCAGACAGTGGTTACTTGACCTGTATGAAACACCAAAAGATGGAGATGGCGTTGATTGGAAAGTGCCGTTAGAAGTGGTGCAACAAAACATTAAAGACGCACCATCAGTCGAAGCCGTACAGAAGTGGATTCCAGTAGGAGAAAGCCATCCGAAAGACAATGACTGCGTATTGGTGACAAGAGACGATACATGGGAACTGGGCATCTGCGAAAGCGGAACATGGAGTTACTGGACTGATTCGCATTGGGAAGAGACTGATATGGTCACTGCATGGATGCCGTTACCAGAACCATACAAAGAGCGCAGACAGAAGTTCCAAGAAGCGCTAACCAACGTGCAAAATATGCACGAAAGCGAGGTAGAGGAATGAACCGAGAAGAAGCAATACAAGTGTTACAAACGGCATTAACATCACCGTTTATTTATGGAAATTATGAAGACGCCATAGGCATGGCAATAGAAGCACTATCACAGCCCATCGTATGTAAGGACTATCGCATGGATGATGACCGCATCTACTGTTCACCAGAGATGGCAGACAGAGTGGTAAAAGCACTGTCAGCCGATGCCGGGTGGATTCCAGTAAGCGAGAGGTTGCCGGAGAAAAGCGGGTGGTATCTGGTAACGATACGAGGCTATGAGACTGTGACTGATGTGAGTTTGTATTCTGCCGATGGTTCTGCATGGGGCGATGTTTCGACAAAGCAAAAGGTCACCGCATGGATGCCGTTGCCCGAACCATACAAAGGCGGTGATGCAGAATGATAGTTATCGGATACCAAGGCATAGGCAAGTCTACAATCTGCAAAGACAACCCACGGTACATTGACTTTGAAAGCAGTGCGCTGAAAATGTTTGGACGCAGACCGCCTAATTGGGAACTGCCATATTGTCAGATGGCGATATGGTTATCAAAGCAAGGGTATGTGGTCTTTACATCAAGCCATAAGGAAGTCCGAGAAATGTTAAAAGGGTGCGATGAGTATTGCATAGCGATTGTGCCGACACTTGAGTTGAGAGAAGAATGGTGTGCCAAATTAAAAAGGAGATACGAAGAAAGCGGACTGGAAAAGGATAATCTTGCGTTCCTTAATGCGAACAGCAGATACAAGGAAAATATCACAGAAATCATGGACGATGTGCCCGACACATTCTTAATTGACAGTATGGACTATGACCTAAAACAGATAGTTGATAAGTGTGAAAAGATTGATAAGTTAGTTAAGGGCGGTGATGCAGAATGAGCATGATAAGCGAACAAGTCAAGGGACTGCGGAAATTAGGCAACCAGTGGAAGCACAATGATGTAGCAGGAGGCAACTTGATATTCGAAGCCGCTGACACCATAGAAACTCTTTCCGCAAAACTGGCAAGGTACAGCCTTGGATACGGTGAGTGGATTCCATGTAGTGAGAGGTTGCCGAGCGAGAGTGGCAACTATTTAATCACAGTAGCAGATTTGCGGTTGGGGCATATTGGAGAACATACCGTTACAATGGCAGACTTTTATGCAAAGGCGAAAAAGTGGAACAGCATTGTAGATGTGTACGCATGGATGCCGTTACCCGAACCGTGGAAGGATGGTGAAGAATGATAGTCATTACAAGAACAACCATAGGCTTCAAAATGCCAGAGGAATACAACCAAGCCTTAAAGTTCGGAGAGGAACACAAGGAATGGATAAAGAGTGAAGACACGATGTACATGGCATACAAAAACGAGAAGACGTATAGCGTTGAGTTGAAAGAGGACGGTGAAGCATGAGATACATAGACATTATCAGGACATTAATCCGCAACGCATCAGAGAAAGACATCCCTGCACTTGATTGGGATGAACAGCAGAAGCACTTGAACATGATAAAAGCAAGGATAGACGATGTGGAGTTAGTGGTCAGATGCAAGGACTGCAAGCTCTGGCAGATTGATTCCCATTGTGACGGATACAGGAGTGCAGAGGACTTTTGTTCATGGGGCGAACGCAGAGAGGATGGTGAAGAATGATTAGTTTACGGATTACAGACAAACGAGAAGACATAAGACGATGGACGGGGTTGCCAAGCGACAACTACGATGAAGCACTCTGGGACGCAGGATTTAATCTTGATGACTTGGATATGTGTATCGAAAGCGACATAAGGCTTATTGATGACGATGGGAATTATCGGTCGGAAGCATGGTGGTTAATGAACCGGATGGAAGCATGGTGTTGCGGATATACTGAAGTAGAATATAACGGCAAGTGGTATTACACAGTATATCATGCGTGAGAGGATGGTGAAGAATGAACCGAGAGGAAGCGATTAAGACGCTCCGCCTGATGACCGAGCCGAGACAGGACAAGGCGAACGAGGCTATCACCATGGCGGTCAAGGACATGATCGAGGCAGACAGAAAGGAGAAACAGCATGAGAATAACCGATGATGTTAAGCGGTTCAGCGAGATGTGCTACAGCGTAGGTGTCATGTCGGGCAATCTGGACGAGGGGTGGGCAGATGACATGGCAGACGATGTGGTCACCTACATCACGCAGTTGTTCACACACGCACAGGACATCGATGCCATCCCGACAGACGAGTACGAAAAGGAAGTCAACGCACTCAAGGACGAGATCAATCGGTGGAAGGAAGAGTATCAGGAAGAGCATCTGCTTCGGCTGAAGGTTCAGGAAGATTACGAAACCCTCCGCAAATGCACATGGGAGAAGGCGGTAGCACAGAGGAACGGCGACTTCAGCCACCATCCTTCCCCGAATATTTACAAGAGCGAACGGTATGACGCATTTGAGGGAAGGTGGAAGCCAGTCGGAGGTGAGGATGATGCTACTTGAGTACATATGGGGAGCCGTGGGATTCGGCATGGGGGTATGCTTTGCCACCCTGTGTCTGACCGTGGCCATCATACTGGATGACAGGGCGGAGGAGCGGAGAAGAATGGCAGAAGCCGAAGCCGCAAGGATGAGAGAACAGGCGAGACATGAACACGACTGGATGGACAAGGTGAGGTGGTGGAGATGAATGGCAAGCAGAAGGAAATCTGGAAACCTGTTGTTGGATACGAGGGTCTGTACGAGGTGAGTAACATGGGCCGGATCAAGTCACTGCCCAAATATCATTACAAGGGTGAACGGATTTTGCGACAAGTGAAGAACCCGAGGGACGGCAGACTGTCCGTGACGCTGTGCAAAAGCCCCGATGAACACAAGCGGATTGCCGTCCACAGGATTGTAGCTATTGCGTTTTTAGACAATCCGGAAGGATACAGAGAGATCAACCACATTGACGAGGATCCAACCAACAACAACGTCAGCAACCTTGAGTGGTGTTCCCGGCGATACAACATGACTTATGGGAAAATGCCCTATTTGTATAAAAGCAAGCGCAGGCCTGTGATAGCATCAGACCAATCTGGGGAGACCTTCTTTGAGAGCATATCAGATGCGGTGTCAGCGGGATTCCCAAGGCACAGACTAATGTATGCCCTAAAGCATGGGAACGAGGTTGATGGATTTACATGGAGGTATGCAGATGGTAAACAGCAGGGAAAAAGGGAAGCGAGCGGAGCGTGAAATAGCGGCGATCCTTCGCGAAAAATACGGATTCGCAGACGTTAGACGCGGCCAACAATTCGCGGGGATTGAGGGAGAAGACATAGTAGGCCTCCCGATGCTCCACTGTGAGATAAAGAACGTGCAACAACTTAACCTCCGGGATGCGATGGCACAGTCAGAGAGGGATGCAAAGGAAGATCAGATTCCCGTGGTGATGCACAAGAAAAACAGAAAGCCGTGGCTTGTTACCATTAACCTTGATGAGTTTATGCGGATGTACAAGGCGTGGCTTGAGGAATGGGAGGAGATAGAATGATGACCAAACAGATGATAGACGAGTGCATAGACAGGGCAACAAAGGAACTCAAAACATATAGGAAATTCCACCGCATAGAGTATGCAGAACACGTTGAACGGAGAATAGCATCTCTGCGGAGGATAAGAGAGAAAGCCCCAAAGGCGAGGATTGGATTGGAATGAAGCGTTTGGAATTCCCGATAAAGGACTTCCTTAAGGAATCAAAGAAATGGAAGGCCGACATAAAAAAACTGGAGCAGAAGCTGGAGGACATGCCGGTTCTCCCCGGAATAGGGAACACATCCGGCATCCGCTCCGGCAACGTGGCGGATATGACGGCACAGATGGCTCTGAGAAGGCTGGAAATCACCGCTCAGATTGAAGAACTCAAGTTCAATGAGGAAATGCTTAGGTACGCATTAAGGACGCTCACAGAGGACGAGAGAACCTTAATCAATGGTTTCTTCTATCCAAGGAAAAAGATAGGCGTGTTCGTCCAGGAGTACGGACAGGAGCATGGGTTCGGGAAGAACCTCGTCTATGCAGCGAGGGACGACGCCCTGGATAAGATGAGGCGGGTCATTGAACAGGAATATTATGGAGGATGGGAATGGTAAACTGCGTATGTTCCGTGGATACGGACGAGAGAACAGAGTGCATGGCACTTGAATGGAAGTGGTACATCAAGATGATCCGTGAAGGAAAATGTGGGACAGATGAGTGCCCCTTTTGGAAGGAGAGGAAATGAGGATCGGCCTGATTGATGTAGATAGTCATAACTTCCCGAATCTGGCCCTGATGAAGTTGAGCGCATACCACAAGGAGAAAGGTGACGACGTCGAATGGTGGAACGGGCTTCTGCATTACGACAGGGTGTACCAAAGCAAGGTGTTTGACGAAACGTATTCAAAGGACAACGATTTCGTAATCATGGCAGACGAGGTGGTCAAAGGTGGCACAGGGTATGGACTGGACAATAAACTTGACGAAGAGATTGAGCATACGATGCCGGATTACTCACTCTATGGGATTGCAGATACGGCTTATGGCTTTCTCACAAGGGGGTGTCCGAGAGCCTGTCCGTTCTGCATCGTATCACCCAAAGAAGGGAGAAAAAGTATACACGTTGCAGACCTTGAGGAATTCCATCAAGGGCAGAAGAACATAGAATTGCTTGATCCGAACCTTCTTGCCTGTGCAGACCATGAAGACCTTCTGAAGCAGCTTGCGGAATCAAACGCATGGGTGAACTTCAACCAGGGGCTGGATGCAAGGCTTCTGACAAAGGACAACATCGATCTTATCAACAAGGTCAGAGTGAAGAACATCCACTTCGCATGGGACTTCCTGAAAGACGAGAAATCGGTATTGGGGGGGGTGGAACGCTACCGGAAATATGCAAACCGAAAGCGGACAGGACGAGGCTACGCAACGGTATATGTCTTAACGAATTACAACACCAGCCATGAGGAAGACCTGTACCGTGTGAATGTGCTTCGGAGCATGGAGATGGAACCCTACATCATGGTGTACGACAAGGCAAATGCTCCAAGGGTAACGAGGCATCTGCAACGATACGTTAACAACAGATTTTTGTTCTACGGTACGACATGGGAAGAATACATGAAGGCCGAGAACAAATAAATAGAGTACGAGGACAAATAAAAAAGAGCCGGGGAGATAACTCCCCGGCGTTTTTATTTCTGATTGTCGAACAGCTCCCGGAGCCATTCGCGGTACGGGATCTCATGGTCCCTTGCCTCCCTGATGGATTCGATAATGTCAGCATCGTCATCCACCCGGAGTCTGATGTTTACTTGCGAGTATGTCTTTGCATCGTACTCGTCGTTTGCCTTCCTCTTTGATTTTGATACAGCCATTTTGCTTACCTCCTTCCACTATTATACACTGTATCAGTTGATTGTAAACCTTTTCGTGGTCTGCTCATCCCGGTAGGCCTCATACAGATCCTTGTGGTCCGCCTGAAATCTCTTCCCGTTGAATCTCCGGGACTTTGTTTCCTTCCAGCGGATGGTGAATGTCCCCGTCATGATCTCATCCTTGCCCTGTGTGTCCATGTCCGCCTTGATTTCGTCCTTGATGCTTTCGATCTCCGCCTGTGCCTCTGCCACGATCTGCTCCAGTTCCTTGATCTCGATGACCAGCTTGTTCATTTCCTTGTTACCCATTTTGTTCCTCCTTAACTTCCTCACGGATCCTATCATAGATTTTGTTCTTCTCTTCCCGGTGCAGCCTTGCATATCCCGGGATTCTGTAGCACCGCTTGAGCGCTTCCCTGCGGACCCGGTCCGAGTCCAGGATAGCCTCCCGGACCCGCGGGTCATCTGCATATCTGCCTACGCTGTAAACCATGCCCTATGCCTCCAGCTCTTTGTGTTCTTCCACCGGCACCGTCTCGCCGATGCACTCCAGGTTGTAGCGTACGTCCTCCATCAGCTCGTCGGTTGTGTCGTACTTGTCGGACCCCTGCGGTGTGCTGATAATCCACGCCCCGTCTTCCTCGTATACCATCGCGTCGGTCAGCGACTCATACAGGAACAGGTCCAGGTCTTCCTTCGCGCTTAATCTTCTTAACATGTGTAACCTCCTTTACAGATCGCTCGCAATACATGCTGCGTAGAACGCTAACCCTAATGCCACCAGTATTACTCCGTTCATCTTGTTACCTCCCGATCATGTTTCTCAGTTCCTTCATCTGCTTATCCGTCATGGCTTCGCTGTAGTCGAAGTTCGCACCTTCTGCCCATTCGCCGTCATCCTCGTATACCGCCGCATCCATCAGCGCCTCGTACATATCCACGCGCTTTTCCTCTGCCCTTGTCAGTGCTCTTACCATGTCGCCCTCCTTAACTCCGCTTCGTACCTTGCCGCCATTTCTTCGGCGTGCTGTGCCGCCTCTTCTGCCGCCTGATAAATGCTATCGTTTACCGCTCGCCAGTAGTCCGCTTTCTCCCGGTGCAGGCGCGCAACGGCCTGCCACCAGTCTCTTTTATCTTCAATGTATCTGCTTGCCATGTCGTCCTCCTTACTTAACTCCCCACACCTTATACAGCCTCGCCTTGCGGTTCCATGCGTCCAGCTCTTCGGCGTATGCCCTGAGCTGCCGCCTGTACTGGATCGCCTCTATAATCATTCTGAACATTTCATCGCCTCCTGCCGGGGATTTGCGGCCCCGGCTCCGCCTCCTGGTGTTAGATGATCCCGAACCGGTCCAGCGTCAGCATGAAGGCCGCCGCCTCGCGGTCGCTTGTGATAAGGTCCTGCTCCTCCTCGATGTATGCGTTGATCAGATCCCGCCCTGCGTCCGTCTTCCCGAACTCATCGAAGGCCCAGGTTGCCAGCCTCGCGCCGGGGTAATCCTCGCCGGCTGCTTCGGTGTCGTATATCTCTACGTACATTGTCCGGAATTCCCGGACGAAGTCCTTGATTGTTCTGATCTGTTTCATTGTTCATTCCTCCTTGTTCCTTTCGTGGGTCTGCCATCGTCAGCAGCGGGGGACCGTTCCCGCTGGACGCCCTTGCGGGCGTTTCGTCGCCATTCTGCGGTACTCGTCAGCGGGTTTAGTCTTCAATGTCTTCCGGTGGGATCCAGTTTTCGTGTCCGTTAGCCTTGCACCATTTGATGAATGTTTCTGCTGCGATCACTGCCGCGATCCCGATTGCTGCTATTATCAGGTAAGTAGTCATTTTGTTTTCCTCCTTAGTGTTCAGTGATTTGATTTACCCGTAGTTGCCATACACTGTAGCGTGTTTTTTAGATTGGAACCGGTGAGCTCTTGCCCTCCGGCGACTATACTATATCAAATACACTGTAGCGTGTCAATACATTTTTCGATATTTTTTCAACTTTTTTTCGAACCGTTGCAAAATGGGGATTTTCCCGGACCCGGGCGGGTGTATAGTGTATGTAGTAATAGGGGACCGGCGGCATGTGCTGGTCCTTTTTTACAGCCCGGCCGGGGCTGGTCCAGGGCCGGATCCAACGCAAGGACCGCCAGCAGCGGGAGAGGATCCAACGCGGGACCGACGGAGGCCGGGACGCCAAGCGTGAGCGCGGCAAGCGAATTGACATATAAACTATCACTATAGGAAGAAAAGGCGCTGAGACGGGCCCTCAGGCCCTCAGGGAGGCATACATGGCAAGACCTAAACACCCGGAGCGGTGCGGGCGTTTCTCCGGGCATGAGAACGACAACACAACAGCTATACAGGACGCCGCCAAGGGGCTATCTCTGATCACGGAGGAAGCAAAGAAACTATGCGCAGCACGCCGGGCACGGTCTCCGGTGTGTGTGGAGCAAATGCCGATCATCCTGCAGGCGTGGGATGATTACGCCAAGGAGTGCGAGAGGATCAACCGGCCTATCACGTGGGGAGGCCTGGCGCTGGCCGGGGGTATATCTGTTAGGACTCTCCAAAGAATGAGAGATGGGGAACTTGACCACATGGTCGACGAGTTTCGTATATCTCACGACCTGCCACCTGAGGCTACCGAGTACGTCAACGAGGACGGGGAGGTTATAGCTCTTGTGCCCTGGAGTCAACCTTGCCAAAAACTGGAAGCTCTAATACAGGATCAGCTGGAGCGAAACTGTTACACTAATAAGGGCAACCCGGCCGGGTCCATCTTTGGATTAAAAGCCCGGTTCGATTGGAGAGACCAGGACGCGCCGGGTACCACTATATCTAGTAACACGCTGGTTATCGCGGACTCGGAGCAGGCGAAGAAGGCGATGGCAATGCTGACAAAAGGCTGAAATTGCAACGTTTCCGGGGCTTTATGTTGCCCTGCCAACTATGGAGATAATATACTTTATGGGTAGGGATACATCCCTCCCCGCCCATCAACAAAGCAATACTGAGAAAAAAAGAAGAAGAAGAGGATAGGGTGGCGGGGTGGCTGCCGATGGTCCTGGACCGGTCCGCGGATCGCGGGCGCGCGCTGGCGGGGGTACGTTCCCCCATCCGCCCCAGTATAGTATAGAGAGAGTGTGGGGGGGATGAGTCTCACGCGTAGACTCCCCCAATAAAAATATCGCATAATATGCAGACCGGTGCATAAAAGTATGCGGAAAAGACGGGAGAGTACGCATAAAAGGTGCATAAACGATGAATATTGACGAAAACAGCCGCCTTGGTGCGGTTTTATTTTATGCATAGAAGTACGACCTCATGCACTTAAGCAACATCGAAAAAATTTTTTGAGCATAAAAAAGGGCGAGCCATGTACTCATACGACCAGCCGAAAAAGAGAGGCAGACCGAGGAAGAACGCTGCCCAGGAAGCCCTGACGCAAGCGGTGCAGGGTTCATATAAAGCGTATTGTCTGTACGTCCACAACACGGACTTCTTTGCGAACGCGAATGCGAAGGAAGAGGATCTGAAGTGGAAACCGTCGAAGTTCCACCAGGACGTGTGCGACCGAGTGCAGGAGTTTATCGAGCGCAAGACGGATAAAGCATTTGAGATACTGATCATCAACACGCCTCCGCAGCACGGGAAATCGACGACGATAACAGAGACGTTACCGTCATGGTACTTGATGAAACACCCGGACGACTCAGTGATCCAGGTATCCTACGGAGACGACTTAGCGGAGAGATTCGGCAAGAGAAATTTAGAGAAGGTAAAAGAATTCGGCGGTATATTCGGTGTTGAGATCGACCCGAAGAAAGCCACGTCGAGGGAATTTCAGATATTAGGGCATAAAGGCCGGATGATCTCAAAAGGCATCGGCTCCGGTCTGACCGGTCATTCGGGACACCTGATCGTAATTGACGACCCGATAAAGAACAGGGAGCAGGCGGACTCCGAGCGGACGAGAGACTCGGTATGGTCGGAGTTCATGGACTCCATCGTGTCGAGAACACAAGCCGGGTCGAAAGTCATACTGATCATGACGCGGTGGCACGAAGACGACTTGGCCGGTCGGATCATGGAGCAGATGGCAGACATCACGGAAGTGGTGAACTACGAATGCGAATGCGAATCCGACAATGACCCTTTGGGCCGAAAGAAAGGCGAGCCGCTGTGCCCGGAGATCGGCAAAGGCGCAGAATGGCTGAAGGAATTCAAAGCCGTCCACGTCACGGAAAACGGACGTAGGTCGTGGGAAGCACTGTACCAAGGGCATCCGACCATCATGGAAGGCAACATCCTGAAGAAGGAATGGTGGCAACCCTACGAAGTCGAGCGATACTACGAAGGGAAGCTGAAGTTTGATCAGATGATCATGTCGGTCGATGCGACGTTCAAAGACGGCGAGAAGAACGACTATGTAGCAATAGAGGTATGGGGGAAGCGAGAAAACCGGTTTTATCTTGTGGATTTAGTAAATGAGCATCTAAGTTTCTCTAAAACGACCCACAGGATAAGGCTGTTGCAGGCAAAGCACCCGAAGATACGAGGCGTATTCATCGAAGATAAGGCGAACGGCCCGGCGATCATTGATTCATTGCGGCACGATATTGCCGGTTTGATTCCAGTCAGCCCGGACAGAGCGTCCAAGGAAGCGAGAGTGTGGTCGATAGAGCCTTTGGTTGAAGCAAAGTGCGTATTTATCCCTACGGATGTGGAATGGCGGTACAAGTTTATCGAGCAATGCGCCAAATTCCCCAACGACAAGCACGATGATATGGTGGATGCCATGTCGCAGGCACTGAATCGACTGCATTATTCCACGAGAGGCTGGATAAGACGGAAGATCGAAGAGGAAACCGGCTGGCACATACCGGACAGGAAGCCAAAGAAGATGGATGTCGGGAGGCAGATTCATGTTGTATAACATATTATTTGTAATTTTGGTATTATATGCCATTATTTCTCCATATTTTTACAGCAAGGCGGTAAAATTCGGGATGAAACTGGTGGACAAACCGGAAGAAGCGGTGAATATGCCGATTTTTCATCTCCCGGAGAAGAAGGAAAAGCCGAAGATGTCCCCGGAGGAAGACCGGCTGATGCAGATTTACGCCAATATCGACAGATATGACGGCACATCCTTCGGTCAGAAGGAGATCGTGAGGAAAAAAGACTGATGGACAACAAGTTTTGGAACCGATACGAAAAAGGCAAGCAATACATCGACGGCAAACGTCTGATGGAGCGCACGAACAAGAACTGGAACTTCTTCGCCGGGCGGCAATGGGAAGGCTTGGAGTCAGACGGCGAGGAACTGCCGATCGTCAATTTCATCTACCCGAACATCATGCGAAAAGTCACCACGATCTATCAGAACCGGATGAGCGTGAACTACTCTGACATGGACGGACGCGAGGACATGCAACCGATCTACGAGAAGCTGACGCAGATGTTCGCATGGAAGTGGGAAAAATCGAATCAGGACGTGCTGTGCCGCGAGACCGTCAAGGCAGGCGGCATCACAGGAGACGGTTTGCAGTTTTTCCCGACAAAAGACGTGGAAGACGTACAGCTTCTGAACAACACAGACGTTTTGTACGGAGACGAAAGTGAGCCTAACATCCAAAGACAGCCGTACATCATCATACAGGAGCGGCGAAGTGTTGAGGAAGTCAGAGAGATGGCGCGGGAGAATGGAATCCCGGAAGACGAAGTCGCTCTGATCATCCCGGACAAGGACACGGAATACACGTTAGGCAACATCGACGAGGTACAGAACGCCGATTCCAACGACACCATGAAGGTGACGATGATCACGCACTTTGAGAAGAAGCGCGAGCCAGTCACGGAAATGATATGGAATGACACCGAAGACGGCAGAGAGGGCACATTAGTGCAGACCGGGGAGAGAGACGTAGTCTATATTGCCCGATGTACGAAGAACGCCATGGTGGAAAAAGAGCATCCGCTGAAGGGCGTGCCGAGCGAGATAGAGAAAGCAATGGGCAAACAGGGCAGGGCACTGGCACTGTATCCTATCGTCAAATTCTCATGGGACAGATTCCCCAATGACGCAAGAGGGGTATCACAGGTGGAAGGACTCATCCCTAACCAGCTCATGATCAATAAGACCTACGCAAGGTGGGCGATGGCGATCAAGAACTGCGCATATCCGAGGATGGCATACAGTTCACAGTACGTCAGAAACCCGGAAGACTTGCAGAAGGTCGGGATGCCCATCGAAGTAGAGGGCGGAGACGCGATGTCCGTCAATCAGGCGGTAGCGTATCTGACCACCGCTTCAACCAATGGCGAGCCAAAGCAGATGATCGACGCTTTGCTGGAGATCACACAGGAACTTTCCGGCTCCGGCGACACCACCATGGGTAACATCGACCTTCAGAGAGTAGCCGCATCGGCTATCGTTGCGGTCAATGAACAGGCACAGTCGATGCACGACAGCACCGTGGCGAACCTTCAGATGTTCGTTGAGGACATGTCAAACGTGTGGGTAGACATATGGCAGGCATACAACCCGAACGGCATGAAGGTCGTCATGAAGAAACAGGTGCCTGTGCCGGTGGCCGACCCGCTTACGGGACAACTGAAGATAGACCCGATGACCGGTCAGCCCGCGGTGGAACTTCAAGAAGTCGAATACCCGGATATCATCACCGCGGAAGAACTCGACATGCTCAAGCCGCGGACGAGGATAGACGTAACGAAAGATACTGCATTCATCTCTGAAGCAAGACAGCAGGAGAATGACAAGCTGTTAGAGATGCAACAGATAACCTTTGATGAATGGGTGGAAGCCTCTGAATCAGGCACCATTCCGAAGGCCGCCTATGAGCGGATTATAGAAAGACGCAAGCAGAAACAGGAGCAGATGGAACAAGAGCAGATGCAAATGCAGGCTCAGCAGATGCAACAGCAACAGGGACAGCAACAGGCTTTGCCTGAAGCATAACTTCTTTCTAACATTTGGGGGAGCATCAGGCTCCCCCGCCTCCTTTCTTCTTTTGTCATAAGGGGGAGCGACCGCTCCCCCACAGATTAAATCAGACCTTTCGGGGTCTTTTTTAATACACAACTTAATACTTTTTATCAAACGAAAGGACGTTTCAATGGAATTTGAAAACACAAGCGCAGAAATGACGGAAGTCGCTGAACCGTCAAACGTCGAAGAAGAGACGAACGAAACAGGCGTAGAAGAACCGGGAGTCGCCGCACCGGTGTCCGAAGAGCATCAGAAGACCGATGCTGATTCTGCCTTCGCGGAAATGCGCAGAGCGCGCGAAGCGGCAGAACAGGAGGCGGCAGATGCAAGAGCTGAGCTTGAGATATTAAAAGCCCAGCAGGAAGCGAGAGAGTCCACGTTCTCACGGCTCACCGGAAAAGACGGTGACGCAGAGATCGCGGCACTTGCAGAGATCACAGGAATGTCGGAAGACGAGATCATCGCTGAGATGGAGGCGGCGAAAGAATCTGCCCAAAAGGATTTACGGATCCAGCAGCTCGAAGATCAGATCAATTCTGTCGAAGCAGACAGGATGATGCAGGCTGACCTTGAAGCCTTGCGGAAAATCGACCCGTCACTCAGAAGTCTTGAGGACTTAGGGGACGAATACGTTGATTACATCTCCGCCGGGCTGTCGCCTGAACGAGCGTATTGGGCGATCAAAGCGGAAGAACGAGCGAACCATGCAACACCACCGAAGGAAGTGGGGAAGGTCGCCACGGGAACCGCAGAGAAAGACCGATTCACCGAAGCCGAAATCGAAGCCATGTCCTCCGACCAGTTAAGAAAAAATTGGAAAAAGATTTTCAACTCGTGGGGGTAAGAATCTCCTGCGAGAGAACAGGAGAACAACATGTCTTTTCAGAAATTCAAGCCTGAAGTTTGGAGTGAAAAGTTCATGGAAGACCTCGATATGAAGCTGGTCTTCAAAGAGAACACGAATCACTCCTACGAAGGGGATGCCCGTAAGCCCGGTGACGGCATCAGAATCTTAGGACTGGGCGATGTGCCGGTTTATTCTTGGCACGATGGTAAACTGCATCAGCTCCCGGACGCTGATGAGGTAAGCGGCAACTCTGCCTATATGCCGATCAACGAGATCAGATACTTCCACTATGTGGTAGGCGACCTCGATCAGGAGCAGGCAAAGGGCGGCAAGGGACTGATTGCGAAGTATCAGTCCAAGGCCAAGGACAGAATGGCGGAAGAGATCGACTCCTTCATCGCAAAGATGCACGTCGGCAAGTGCAAAGCCGCATATCAGGCTGGCACACAGATCTCTGCTGACGGTAGTGGCGGAACCACAGCCATTCTCGATGCGATCGACAATGCGTATCTGAAACTGCTGGAGAAAAACGTATCGAGAGACACCAAGGTCACTCTGACGGCTCCTCCGTGGTTCATCATGATGCTGAAGAGAGCCTACGTCGAACTGGATACCGACAACTCTGCGATGATCAAGAACGGCAGAGTAGGACGTTACGGCGGAATCGAGCTGAAGGAATCCAACAACGTATACCACGCTACGGAGTCCGCCCACGATGTTTATCACATCCAGCTCAAGACCGACGAGGCGCTTGCATTCGTCAATCCGTATACCCATTCCGAAGGCTACAGACCCGACAAGTTCTTCGAGGACTGCGTCAAGGGCTACACGCTGTTCGACGGAATGGTTATTGCTCCGGAACAGGTCGTCGACCTGAATGTTTACAAGTAAGGGGGTGAGAGCATGGCAAGAACTGAAGTACCTATCAAGAGATACCAGTACGATGCTAATGATGCGACCCAGTTGAACGGATTTCCGCCCAATGTGATTTCCGATGCACTGGAAGGCGTTGACATCAAGACCAACAATGAAGGCATCTTCATCGGCCCTGACTTCAAGGATCACAAGACGGTGTTCGTCATCAAGAATGAAGACTCTGCGGCGAAGACGGTCACATTCAAGGCTGGCAACTCCTATCAGGGTGTAAACGACCTTCCCGTCGAGGCAAAGGTCGGTATTACCATGATTTGGCTGGACTCCGCCAAGTTTGTCGACAAGGCGACCGGCGAGATCGCAATCACGACCAATGAGTCCACAGCCGCCAAACTGACCATGTTCGGCTACGAGATGCGATAGCACACCTAACGAGGGCAGGCTCTTAATTGGGTCTGCCCTTATTTTTTTAAGGAGAAACCCATGTCAACAAAGAAACAGAGAGAAATCATCCGGCAGAGAAGAATCGAATTTGACCGCCGGGTAGCCGAGAACAGGGCGAACATGGAAAGATACCTCGCAGAGAAAAACGAGCCGGAGAAGAAAGAAAAGCCAAAGACGAGGAAGACATCCACAAAGAAGAAAAAACCCGGCAAATCGAAGAATAAAGCCGAATAGGGGGTGATTCTTATCACATATCAGGAACTTTTGGCGAATATCAGAGATTTAGGCTTTGGTGACGAGAGTGATATGCAAGACTTCGAAACGGAAGTCAAGGTTGTCACGAATGCCATCAACCGCTCAATCTCGATGATAAATTTAGAGGTAGACCCGATAAGGGCAACCCTTGAGTTTTCCGTGTCTGGCGATGAGACCGGATACCTTTACATCAACATGGAAGAGGAGACTGATGATTTCCTTCAGTTTGCAGAAACCCCTGTGGTGTATTCAGAGACCACGCCCTACATGGAGGACGGAGTGCGGAAGTTAAAAGAGACACCGTACTTCAAGAAATTCACCGACTTCGATGTTGAAGGCGAGACCACGTTGGTCTTCAATGCTGACGAGCTCAACAAAGGCAAGACAGACGAAGACGCACAGTATTATTCGACGGACTTCAGAATCTACTATGTGGCAGAGCACGAGAAGTATGTCGGGACTCCGGCACAGTTAAGGGAAGACCTTCCTCTTCCGAGGAGGGTGCATCATCTCGTTCCTCTTTTGGCGGCATACTATGTATGGCTTGAGGACGAACCGACCAAAGCGGCACAGTATTACAACATGTACGAGATGGAAAAGAGCGTTGTTCTTTCCAACAGCATGAAGAACAGGCTGAAAATACGAGTATTACCGGGAGGCATGTAATGGCTATCGAAGTACCCAAAGAGCCGAAGATATACACTTCGGTATATGACAACTTCAAAGGGGTAGACTTTACCAACGATGTCACCAACGTGTACAGAAGAAGGTCGCCGGATGGGCTGAATATGCTTCCCGATCTGGATGGCAGACCGTTCAAAAGAACCGGCTGGGAAGTAGAGATCACCGCAGAAGACTTCCGCACAGCGGCGAGGAAATACAAGACCGTTGCCACGGACGCAGAAGTCACGCCAATCAGGACGTACTACTTTGAACTTGGCGGCCACGACTTTATGATGATCTTCACGACACTTGGCGTGTTCTCCGTGTCTGACTTTGTACGCCCTGCAAAGCCAAGCACATCCTATTTGGTAGAGATCAGTAAAACATGCTATCTCCATTATGAAGTGAGAATCGGCGCGGACGCAAGTTGGTACGAGCTTCCGACTAACCTAAACCCTCATACAGGATTTTTCTTTGAAGGCAACGGTGACGCTGGGTTCTACGTTTTCTGCGGGTTGGACTTGCTTGAGTACAAATTCCATGGAATCGACCTCGGCGCGGGCTATTACGGGTTCAAGAAAATCGACCCATATGTTCCCACCGTCCTGATCGGGTGTCTGCCCAATGGAACCGGGGAACAATACGAACAAGTAAGCCTTCTCACCAGCAAGAGGAAAGTAGGATATTCGTGTGATGGTCAGACATCACAGTTCGTTGTGCCGGGTGGATTTGTAACATCATCTGTCGTGGTTGAAAAACGGAATGCTCAGAATGGCAGATGGGAGACCGTGTCGAGCGAAGACTATACGGCTTTGGGTGGGATGATCACGTTCGATGTAGCACCCCCTGAAGTGTACGAGGGCGAGAACAATATGCGTGTCACTTATGAGCCTGACGGAGAAGGAGCATACACCACCACCGAGGCGACGGAAACAAGTAAAATGTCAGCCAAAGTATCGAAGCATGTGCGGTACATACGGTATTTAGAGAACGGCGAGATTAGCGAATGGCAACTCGATACTATCGATACCGGCGGAGGACCGGGGCGCGTGACGTACTCTTTCGATTCGGCAACACTTTACGTCAATAGGATGGCAATGGACGAACCGATCACGCTCTACGGGATAGACCCGCAGGCAAGCGGAGCCGACAAATCCATTGCGCTGTCGGACACTTATGCAACGATGGCGCAGATAGCCTATGGTAGCACATACAAAGTCACCCCAAAGCAGGCCCTTTACGACACCCGATATTATAGCTCCGTCACAGAGTCCGCGGTAACGCCAATATCGGACTGGATTGTGCTTGAGCGCGGGAAGATGAAGCAATACGGTACAAGAACGACAGTAAAGACGTTCCCAGTGTTTGCGAGATATACAAAATATGTGTACGTTGGCGGGGACACTTCCGTAGTCAACAAATCGAGATTCGCTTTCCAGTCGTGCACAAGGACGGCGGTATTCGGCAACGGCATCGTAAACAACGTGTTCGTCACCGCATCAGACGCAAAGGAA